TGACTGGATTAACAGCATTAAACTTTAATGACTTCGACAAATTATTTGTCGGATTTGATCGCTTACACAATGAGCTAACGAGAAGAGCCGAGACATCGCCTCTTAGTAATTACCCTAGATACAACCTAGTGGCTATCGGAGAAGATGCATACCGCATCGAGATGGCGCTTCCGGGCTGGAAAAAAGACAACATTGATATCAAGCAACACAAAAACAAGCTTACCATTGAAGGCAATGAAAAGCAAGAGTTAGATTCTGACGAGGAACGCTATATCCATAAAGGATTAAGTGGTAAGACCTTTAGTAGAATCTTTACGCTCGGTGATTGGGTAGAAGTATCAGATGCAGGGTTTAAAAATGGTTTATTAGTTATTAACCTACAGGTGAATACACCTGATGCAGAGAAGCCTAAAACAATAAGTATAGGCTAAGGAGAACGAAATGCAAACAGCAAGACGATTCTTGGATCGTTATGCGAGTGTGCAAGCGTTTCAAGAAATTAAAGCAAAATACTGTCCTGATGGACAAACTTGCGAAGCAGTAGTAGGAATGGGAATGATAGTAGGAACAATATATGTACTAACATGGCCTTTCTTTAATTATTTATGATTATATCAGACACAGCTTTAGTAAAGTTAAAGGAAAGAATCGCCTCAAGCACAGCTTGAGGCGTTCGCCTTTCTGTAAAAGGAGGCGGGTGCGGAGGCTATACATATGAGTTAAGTTATGCAGACATGCCTGATTTAACTGATGTGGTATACAAAAACGTACTAGCAGTTGATAGTTTCAGTTGGAACTATGTAAAAGACGCACAATTAGAATGGAAAGTAGAAGGAGTACAAGAAGAGTTTGTAATCGAAAACGGAGGCATAGAAACAGGACGCTGCGGTTGTGGTGAAAGTTTCTACATGGAGTAAAAATGAAAACAAGTAATAATGGAATAGATTTAATTAAGCACTTTGAAGGGTGCGAAACAGAAGCATACTTATGCCCAGCAGGAGTATGGACAATCGGATATGGGCATATAAAAGGAGTGCAAGAAGGTGATGTAATTACAGAACAACAAGCACACGATATGTTAGTAGAAGAACTAGAAGAATATGAAGGTTACATTAAAGATTTCGTTGAAGTTCCTCTAAGCCAGAACCAGTTCGATGCTTTAGTATCTTGGGTTTATAACTTAGGGAGTGGTAACTTAAAAAGTAGTACTCTTCTAAAAGTATTAAACAGTAGAGACTACGATGGTGTTCCAGAACAAATATTAAGATGGAACAAAGCAAATGGACAAGTGCTAGAAGGTCTTGCAAGAAGAAGAGAATCTGAAGCAGAACTCTTTGCAGAAGCAAGACATCATGGAACTTAAGTACGAAGGTAAGTCTTATTTTATAGGACAAGAAATGTGGGATAAAATGAATGCACATGCTCTGCAAAGAGGCATGACACTAGATGAGTATATCGCAGAAGCATTTACAAAATTAAAGGAACACAATGAAAACGCAGACATACGAAATAAAAATAATATTTGACGCTGATGTTGAAGATGGCGATCCCAAAGATTGGCTGCCTGAAGCATTAGAAGAAGGACACTTTAAGTACAAAACTCAAAAGATTTTTAGTACTGAAGTAAGTCCTATCGACAAGGAAGACCCTATCCACAAGTGGATAAAGGACTTCAAATGACAGTCGAAATAAACAATTTAAGAATAGCCATAAACTTAATAGAAGAAAAACAAAAAGCAACTAACAGTGCTTCACTATGGCAAAGTTACGAAGAGGAGTTAATCGATCTTCGTAAAAAACTGGGAGAGTTAGAATGTCAAATGGACAACAAAACATAGGACAATTTTCTGGTGATATGGACAGAAACGAAGTTGAGATAGATCTTAACAAGTTTATGGCTTTATTACAGGAGAAGTCCGAACTCAAAGACAGGATTAGAGAATTAGAAGATATAAGTAATGTAAACCCTTATCAAAAGGTAGTGTTTTTAGCACAAACCGTTGATAGCTGGAGAATATTTCCAAGGGCATTTTTAAGTATCTATATGTTTCTTCTCTATTATGCAACATTTTGGTTTATGGATATACCTGAGCCATCTTTAGAACAATCAGGCTTAATATCAGTATTAGTCGGAGCAGGCGCAGCTTGGTTTGGATTATATGCTGGAACACACAAAGCCCCAACCGCAGGACAAAAAGAATAATTAAAAAAATAGACAACATAGAAAAAGTACACCCAATGAGGCAAGTTGCCATAATGTCGGTAGTTCAAGTTATAGCACTAGCCTTTATGGTTGTATGTATGTATTTAATAGGAGTAATATTTAATTGAAAATAGTAATTTATAGTAAAGATAACTGTCCCTTTTGCGACAAAGCAATAGGCTTAGCAAAACTAAAAAAGACAGAGTTGACAATCAAAAAATTAGGAGTAGATTTTGAAATAGAAGATATGTTTCAAATGTTTCCAACAGCTAGAACTTTTCCACAAATAGTTTTAGACGGGAAAAACATTGGTGGGTATACTGAATTTTCACAACTCATAAAATAATACTTGACACAGCACTTAAAATTTAGTATAATAACACTATGAATATTTTTATACTTGACGAAAACATAGACAAGTGTGCAGAAGCTCATGTGGATAAACACATTGTGAAAATGCCCTTAGAAGCTGCACAGATGTTGTGTACAAATCATTGGATAACAAAATACTTAGGACACATACCGAGAAAACTAGAATCACATGAATGGCAAATTATCAAAGAAGCTAAAACAAATGAAGTCAGAGACTTTCCTTACTTACCTACTATGTACAACCACCCTTGTACTATTTGGGCTAGGATTAGTCTTGATAATTATGAGTGGCTTTTCTGCTATGCGCTCGCACTCAATGATGAATACAGATACAGGTATGGAAAGGAACATAAATCAGTGTATGATGTCATACTCAAATTACCCGACATCATTCTACCAAGGGGTGGACTCACGCCATTTGCTCAGGCTATGCCAGACGAACTCAAAGGAGATAACGCAGTCGAAGCTTATAGGCGATTCTATCACAAAGACAAAGCAACCTTTGCAGAGTGGAAGTACAGAGACAAGCCCCAATGGTGGTTAGAGGAGGAAGCAGACTATGAGAGTCGTATTACGAGATAAACCTTTATGCACAGTATTTTTCCCAAAAGATTGGAGTCAAGAAAAAATAGACAAATGGTTATGGCAATACTATAACCACAATAATTTATTACATTAACAGGACATAATGACAGAAGAAACAGAACAAAAACAATTTAACGACTATGCAAAATTCGTTAGAAGCACCACCTCAGACGAAAGTCTACACACAATAGCCTTAATAGGCAGATTACACAGTCTACAAGACGAACACGGAATTGAGTTCCCTCAGCTAATCACAGCATCAATCGGTATGCAAGCTGAATCAGGGGAGTTTTCGGAAGTAATCAAAAAAATCATATTTCAAGGAAAAGAATTTAACGAAGACGAAAGATTTCACCTCATGCGTGAGCTTGGCGATGTACTATGGTACTGGGTTCAAGGTTGCACTGCGTTAGGGTACACTCCACAAGAAGTTATGGAAGAAAATATAAATAAGCTAGAGAGTAGATACCCTAACGGATTTGAAGTAGCAATGTCTGAAAACAGACAAGAAGGAGACATATAATGGTTTTAATGAAACAACACTACCATACTTTTCAACATGAAACACGTACCGCAGAAGTATGGAAAACACAAAAAGGTGAATGGGCTACTAGACATTATGAGAATAGTGGTAGTGGTAGTGTTTGGCAAAAAGACATAATACACAAAGGAAAAAGTGAGTCGTGGGCAGAAGATGCCGCAGAAAACTGGGTAATGGGAGTTATGAAGTGATAGATATATTTTTATTACCTTTTTATTTATTCAAGTGGGCATTTTCTTTAGTATTTTGGTGGTATTTATTAGTAATTATAACAAGTACAGATGCATATTATGATGTAGCTGACAAACTTAAGGATAAGTGGTATGGGTACAGAGAAAAATAAATTTAATGAAGATTTAGTATTACATAAAGTAAAAGCTTATATAGATAATACTTATAATCAACATTATGGCAAAGGTAACATTCAAACAACAGAAGTTACTTTTGATTCTGGGCATGGAGAAAGTTTCTGTATAGGGAATATTTTAAAATATGCTCAAAGATTTGGCAAGAAAGAAGGAAAAAACGAACAAGACCTCTATAAAATTATACACTATACAGTAATGATATTAGGTAAAATGGAAGAGGAAAAACAAAATGAACACAGAGAATTTGAAGATCATATGCAAGAAGGAGTAGAGTAGTGCCACGCGGAGTTAGAACAAAATCGTATGAAAAGCTAGATGAAACAAATTTACAGAGAGTATGGGAAGCACTAAATAGTAGTAGTCCTATTACGAAGAAAGAAGCATGCGAAATGCTTAATATTACATATAATACTACTAGACTTAATAGAATACTAGAAGAGCATACAGATACTATGGAGTATAGGGCTAAGCGTAAGTCTCAGCTAAAAGGAACTAAAGCAACTCCTGATGAAATAAAACAAGTTATTGAGTGGTATTTAAGCGAGCATCCTGTGTCAGAGATTGCACAGAGCATGTATCGTTCTTCTACATTTGTTAAAAACATAATTAATAAAGTAGGAGTACCAGAAAAACGTCCTAAAACAGAACAAGGTGCGAAACACAAAGTAGGCTTTTTGCCAGAAGAGTGTGTTTCTGAAAGTTTTGAAGTAGGAGAAAGAGTTTGGTGTGCAAGATATGACCTGCCAGGCATAATCAAAAAAGTAATGCCAAATACAAAACAAACAAATTATAAAGATAAATATGGCGTAGATTGTTACCATGTTTATGTAATTGAAATAACAAACTTTGATACTCCCAACTTTGGGTATCAAGAAGTAGGTGGGTATAACTCCCATCAACTAGCCTATGATTTAGGTAGTTTGAAACATTTAGAAAAGTACGGCGCTGACATTCAACCAGCTTAAGGAACTAAAATATGGACATTTGGATAGTCCTAGCGGCAGGATATGTCGCGACATCTATTATGCTATTTTTCAGAACTTACTTTATCTGTGTTAGAATGATAAAGGAGTATAAGCCTGATAGTATAATAATTCAATATAGAACCCTACATGCATTAATATTTGCAATAGGGATAGTATTAATAACGATACCTATAACAAGAGTAGTATTTAATAATAATATTCGTAAAAGATTTTGTATAGGGTATGTAAATTCAGTAATGGAGAAAAAATGAGAACAATAATGAAAAAGGCACTTAAATTAAAATATGAAGGTCAGATAGCAGAAGCAGACGCCAACATAGAAATTTATTTAAAAAATCCTGCTGGAATCGGAGAACACTCAGATGTCATAGCAGAAGTCGATAAACAAATAGAGCTGGCGGCCTCAGCTCAAGAAAAACTAGATTATCTAGGAAAAATAGGAAACTAACTATGTTAAACAATACGCTTGAAGAGGAATTAAGAGTATTATTATGTGAACAAAAAAAGGAGATCGCTATCCTTAAGCAAAACATACAGCAGCTACAATCGATGGTTGCTGAAGAGTCAGAACAGAAATATCGTGCATATATAAAGTATGCGGATTTACAAAGGGAATTTGATATATAATCAAAAAACAGTTCTTGACATGGCGTCTATTTTTCTGTATAATATTTATATATGGGAGATAGATTTTATCAACAACAACTCGAAAAACTAGGTACATACCCTGGCTATCGAGGTACAAAAAGGAGAAGAAGAATGGCATGGACAGATGAATCCAAAGCTCAGGCAGTTGAAATGTACACAGATGCAGAAGCAACTCCAGAGACATCAATGGAAATCGTAAAAGACATAGCTGAAGAGTTAGGTGAATCACCTAATGGAGTCAGAATGATTCTTACAAAAGCTGGCGTTTATGTGAAGAAATCTCCTGCAGCTAGAAGTACTTCATCATCTACAGGTGGTAGTACAGCTAGAGTAAGCAAAGCAGATGCACAGGAAACCCTAAAGGGTGCTTTAACTGATGCGGGTCAAGAAATTGACGCTGACATCATTGACAAGCTAACTGGCAAAGCCGCAGTTTACTTCGCAGGTGTGATCAACGCAATCAATAACTAATAAGCTACCATTACTCGAAGAAAGAGTTTTCTTAACAGTAATGGAGTATATTAGTGAAAAAAGCAGACTTTATAAGTCAAGTTGATAAGTGCGGTGACGCAGTTATCACTTATAGAAGTACCAACTCAAGAAAGTTAAAGTATAATGTTTGTACTTTAAATTTCGATAATAAGTATATTCAGAGCAAGAAGAACCGTGCCAAGGAAACTAAAGACACAGTTCTTCTTTTCTGTTGGGATACAGATTCATATAGGTTACTAAGACCAATGAATGTAACAAGCATTGTTCCCCTTAGTGCAATACTGAGGAACAAGCGATGAATATATATGACGCTCCCGAAGCGTATGAAAAATTAATTTCACAAAATGCTGATGGTACAGAGCAAGTGAAACTAACAATTAATGAGTTCAGAGGAACAGAGTATTTACATCTTAGAAAATACTATTTAGACTTTGATGGAGATTTTAAGCCTAGTAAGGACGGCGTAGCCATGGCTCTTGATTTCCAAAACTCAAAGGCGTTATTTGAAGGGTTAGTTGAGATACTGTCCCTTGCAGAAGTAAAAGACACCTTAGAAACTCACTTCAAAGATATTTTAGATGAAATTTACCTAAACTAAATTTAGTTCTTGACTTGTATTTAAATTTTTGTTATAATAATACAAATGAAAATATATAATACAGATTTATGCAAGATTTAAAAGAGTTCTTAAACAAAGCCAGCGATGCCTATTACAAAGGCTCACCTATCATTAGTGATAGTGAGTTTGATAGTCTTGCAAGTTCTATTAATTACCAAGAAGTTGGTAGTAAACAAGACAATAGAATTGCCCACCACTTTCAAATGTTTTCTTTACAGAAAGTATTTGACAACGAAACAAACAAAGATCCCTTTAATAAATATAAAGGAACAGTATTAGTTACTCCTAAATTGGATGGAGCAGCTGTTTCTTTACTTTATATTGATGGAAAGTTTGTACAAGGATTGACTAGAGGTGATGGTATAAAAGGCTTGGACATTACAGAGCATTTAAGAACATTAGTTCCTGAAATGTTTCATGGTTCCGCTTATATAAATCAAATAACAGGAGAAGTTGTAGCACGAAAGGAAATAAAAAATGCTAGAAACTATGCTGCTGGTGCCTTAAATCTAAAAGATATTGACGAATTTAAGAGTAGAGAACTGAAGTTTATAGCCTACGGTGTCCAACCCCATATTCATGAGGGCTGGGAAGCTGACTTAAAACAGGCAAAAGCTTTTGGTTTCTGCACAGTATTAGATAGTAATTGGAATGAGTATCCTGACGACGGATTAGTATTCAGAATAAATAATAATGAAGAGTTTGAAAAACGAGGATATACTTCACACCACCCTAGAGGCGCATATGCCTTTAAAACAATACAACAAGGAGTTGAAACTGAGCTAGTAGATGTTCTATGGAACGTTGGAAAGTCAGGTGTTGTTGCCCCTGTAGCAGTATTAAAACCTATCGAAATAGATGGGGCTGTTGTTAGTAGAGCAACTTTACATAATATGGCACATATAGAAGCTTTAAACTTAGAGATAGGCTGTAAAGTAGAAGTTATAAGAAGTGGAGAAATCATTCCTCGTATAGTAAGGAGAATATAATGGCAAATCACGTATCATTTTATATAACAGCAACCGAAGATGTAGATTTTACTAAAGAATTTAAGATGCAGACTTATACTCGCACTTGGGAAGATAATTCTTGGGAGGTCACAGAAGCAATAGAACTAGAAAAACAGCCCTTTATGGAAAATCTTGGTCAAAAGTGGTCATTAGAAGATGGCGATAGTTGGCTTGAAAATAGCTATGATTGGTATTGTGAGAATGTTGGAGCAAAGTGGTGCAATATTGAAGAAGTAGAAGAGGATATGGTCTATGGGTATTCAGCTTGGTCACCCCCAACAGAAATGCTAGGGCACTTAGCTGGACGTATGAAAGCAAATTTACGAATGAATTATGAAGATGAGTTTAGAAACTTTATAGGAGTTGCTTGGGCAGAGAAAGATGGTCATACTTCTTATGAAGAAACAGATGGTGACGACTTTGTAGAGCAACTATGCAAAGAACTAGGTATAGAAGAACTGCCAGACGATTTTGAATGGTGGGACGAATACGGAGATAGCGGTATTGTTCCACAGGAGTGGCTGGATAACGCTGTAGATGACTGGTTTAGCGAGCAGTAGTGCCAAGTATAGGCAAATATAACGAAACATATTTTCGTAATCACCCCGAAGAAGCTGAGAAAGACGGAGTCTTGTATGGCATTGTTCTAGTAAATAAAAAGACATTTGAAAGAGAATGTATAAAGGTAGGGATCGCTTCGGGAAAGGATTGGAGGCATGTAATTAAGCGTAGTGGCGGTTTTAAAGGATACGATATTCGTATTCAAAAAACTTGGTCAGATACTCTTTATCATGTCTGGATTCAAGAACAATACCTACATGAAATTTACCAACATGACAAATATGAACCAAAAGTCAAGTTTGGAGGTCATACTGAGTGTTTCAAAATTGATTCGCTTATTCTTCAGGACTTTCCGAAAAATAAATCTTGACATGGCAACTCATTTTTGTTATAATATATAAATAGAAATTGAGAGACAAACATTGCAAACGATAACACCACCAACAACCTGCCCTACTTGTAGTACAGAACTTGTGTGGGAGAAAGATCAGTTATTTTGTTATAATCCAGATTGCTCTGGTAAAACAAGTAGAAAACTGGAACACTTTGCAAAGACTCTTAAAATTAAGGGACTCGGCCCAGCCACTATAGAAAAATTAAAAATAGTAAACTTTTTTGATTTATATGAGCTACCATTAGATATGATGATAGACGCACTTGGCTCCGAGAAATTAGCAGTAAAACTCCATAGAGAAATTGAGAATAGTAAACTTACCGACTTAGTCGATTTACTACCTGCATTTTCTATAAAGTTGATTGGTAAAACCGCTTCTCAAAAGATTTGTTCAGTAGTACAAAGTATTACAGAGATAACAGAAGAAAATTGTGAGAAAGCAGGCTTAGGACCAGCTGCTACAAATAACTTACTAGATTGGATAATTGAAGAATTCACTGGTGGGTATGACCGACTACCATTTAGATGGCAACAACTAGCAAAAATCACTACAGAAAATAGTGCTAAGGACATGGGAGTCGTATGCATATCAGGAAAACTAACTAGCTATAAAACTAAAGCAGCCGCTACAGAAGTATTACAACAAATGGGCTATCTTGTGAAAAGCAGTTTAACCAAAGATGTAACAATTTTAGTAAACGAAAGCGGGATCGAATCCGCCAAAACACAGACAGCCCGAGGTAGGGGTGTTAAAATAATAACAAACTTAGAAGAAATAATAATAGGAAAATAATCATGGCATTACCAAAATGGACAGATGAAAGAACTCAACAATTAGTTGACTTCGTAGGCAGTGAGTCACCTATCTCACAAGCCACAGTAGCTAACGCTGCTGATGAGTTAGAAACTTCAACAAGATCAGTTTCTAGCAAATTAAGAAAAATGGGACACGACGTAGAACTCGCTTCTTCAGTATCAAACAGAACTTTTTCTGAAGAACAAGAAGCTACACTACAAGCATTTGTAACAGATAACTCTGGTGCATACACATATGCAGATATTGCTAACTCTTTCGAGAGCGGAGCATTTTCTGCTAAATCAATACAAGGGAAGATCCTCTCAATGGAATTAACTTCTCATGTAAAACCAGCTGAGAAACCTGAATCAGTTAGAACTTACTCTCCCGAAGAAGAAGCAACCTTTACTAGCATGGTAAACGATGGTGCATTTGTTGAAGAAATCGCAGACGCACTTGGCAAAACTGTTAACTCTATCAGAGGAAAGGCTCTTAGCTTACTTAGAAGTGGCGACATAGGCGCTATACCTAAGCAAAAAGAAACTAAAGGTTCTAGCAAAGCTGATCCTTTAGCGGAAGTCAGTGACTTAGGCGACATGACTGTCGAAGCTATAGCTGACGAAATTGGCAAAACTGTAAGAGGCGTTAAAACAATGTTGACCAGAAGAGGTCTAACTTGTGCTGATTACGACGGTGCTGCAAGAAAAGAAAAAGCTTCTAGCTAATTCTTTTTAATTTTCATAAGATAGGGGAGATTTAGTCTCCCTTATCTTTCTTTATCTGGGAGGATATAATATTGAACTTAACTTCAGCTTTACTGAAGCAAATTATTACGCAAGAAGATTTTGATACTTGGGGCAACCTAAGGGAGAATTATTTACCTGGCGAATATCAATCTGTTCATAAAGTTATATCCACTCACTTAAAAAACTTTGGAAGTCTTCCGACTTTCGAAGACCTCAAACTATCCGTTCGTGATAGAAAACTACAAGAAAAAATATTTGCTGTAGAGGCTGTTGAAGTAGATGTCGACGCCTGGGTTTTGCTTGAGTATCTAAAAAATGAATATACACAAGTAGAAATCCTAGATGAATTAGACAAGTTTATCGAAAAGACAGTAGCTATATCAGCTGCTGAAGATAATGTGGAGTCTCTACAACAAATAGTTTTAGACATAGGAGAAAGAGTAGACTTAAAAACTCCAGAAGAAGACATGAAAACAATTAGTCTGTTTGATTCTGAAGATCAACTTAAAAAGTATTTACCTCTAGGACTCAATGATGAGTATGACCAAAGTATGAAATTTTCACCAAGAGACTTAGTTCTAATTGGTGGACGTAGAGGTGCTGGTAAAACTCTTACTTGTGTAAATATTGCAACAAATGTTTACAATCAAGGAAGAAGTGCTATCTATTTTACAATAGAAATGGACAGTCGTTCGATACTACAAAGAATGTGTTCACTAGGTGCAAGAGTACCTGTGGGCAGATTGACTACTAAGAACCTTACAAATACAGAGTGGAACAGAGTAGCAGAGTGGTGGGCAGGAAGATTTGATGGAGGCAATGAATTATTACCAAGATTCTATGATGATAGAAATTTTGAGGATTTTCATTCAGCTCTTATAAAAAATCCTTTACACAAAGACAGACAGTTAGAAGTAGTCTACGACCCAGTACTAAGCTTAACTAGAATAAGAAAAGAACTAGAAGCAAAAGTAAAACAAACAGATGTTGGAGTAATTATTGTAGATTACATAAACCAAGTAAAAAGATCAAACGTACCCGCCAAAGGTGGGCAGTATGATTGGACAGAACAAATTGAAGTTAGTAAAGCTTTAAAAGCAATGGCACAAGAATATGAGGTGCCAGTATTCTCTCCTTATCAAACAGATAATACAGGAGAGGCAAGATTTGCAAAAGGTATTTTAGATGCAGCAGACGCGGCATTTACTATGGAAACATGGTCGCCCGAAGATGAATGTATTACATTCAACTGTACAAAAATGCGTGCAGCAAAAATGGAAGGGTTTACAAGTGTAATGGACTGGGAAACATTAAAAATCGGCCCGCAGTCTACAATGAACCCTAAGGATAGAGATGCTATAAAAGATAGCCTTTCAACAGGAGAAGATATACATGACGCAGTATAAAGATGAAGTAGAAAAACACGCAGAACTATTAGCCGCAGAAGAGTGGGGAAAACAAGTAAAGTACCTACATGCAGGAAGTGGAATAATAGAAGTTGCATATAATAATGGACAAAAACACTTTGAAGAAACAGCTACAGGTAAAAAGTGGCAGACAGGAGTTGACTACAATACAGAAAGTTTAGTAGATAAATTCAACAGATATATGAATGATGTTAGCATAGGAAAAGAACCTTATGGCAAGTGATAGAATAGGCCTAACAGCAGCAAAACTAGTTGCAGTACCTCCTTTTGAAGTAAGAGCTGTAACAACGAATTTTGTATTGGCTCAGCCCACAGTAGCTGAGAACATACGCAATGTACCGTTAAATGAACCACTAGTAGAAAGTATACTAGAAGAAGGAATAGTAAATCCTCATCTATGTATGGAAAGCTGGTATCCTATAGCGGGAAGTCAAAGAATACGAGCAGTAGCCCATATTCGAGACAATATAGATGAAAACTATAATTTAAACATAACTGTTCATAGATTTCTTAAGGACTGGCATAATGTATATTATGTTTGGAATGATAAGGAGTTTAGGGACAAAGCGATCGCCATTTGGTTCCAGATGCAAGAGGTAGTATTCAAAAGCCTGTACTATACTCACGACGCTGATGGGCAAGGGACTAAAATGACGGATTTTGAAGACTTAGGCGAAAAACTAAAGTGGGAACATGATCGAAGTGATTACAGCAACGATTCTGATTCTAATAGTGATATTGGTTGTTAGTTAATGAGAGTAGACGAGCTATTACAAGAAAGAAATCTTGACTTTAAAGTCTCTGGTAGAGACTATGTCATAGGTTGTCTCAACCCTGAACATGAGGATAAAAATCCTAGTATGAGGGTTGACAACGTTACAGGCATCTTTCATTGTTTTGCTTGTGGATTTAGAGGTAGCATCTTTAAGCACTTTGGAGCAGAAGCAAATTTCTTAGAAATAAGACGACAAAAGTTAAAAGATAAAATAGAGGAAACAAGAAGTTCAAGTATTGGTTTTGAATTTCCTAAAGGTTT